TTATCCAAGTTTATATAATATAACTACAACTAATGTAACTTCTAATTCAACTTACGCAGAAGTTCCAGCAACCACAGTATCTGTAGTTAATTCTTGGGTACAGAATGCAGATGGCGACCAATACACAAGTGCAGGAATAGAGTTACTTACTAACTTCCCACCTTCAAGTACTAATACTGCTGTTCAGTTTTCAAATACTTCTAATGGTAAGACAGTTTATTTAGTTGTTAAAAGAAAATTTGCTAGACCTACTGCTGAAACAGATGATTTATCTACTACTTGTTTATTAGAAGATTCATACCATCAGATAGTTATGATTGGTGCAGTAGCTGACATTATGGGAGCTACAGATATAGATGCTTCAACACAGGAATTTATTACAGAGAAACTATCAGCAGAAAATTATCCTATTGGTTCTGGAGAGAGATTAAGAAATGCTTTACTTAGACTAAGGTCATTGTTAATTGATGAAGCAAGAGGAGATTTAAGGTCTTTATATCCACAAGCCGTTGCAATAAGTAACATCAATTACAGTGCGTAATGGCTGTACTACCTTCACCATCTAATACATCTGAACCACAGGCACAAGGATTTGAAGCTAACTTAGATGACTTATTCTTAAGATTTGCTGTTGGTCCTGGTAGGCAGATGCAAATAAATACTGCTCCATTACAGGCACAAGCTATACAAACATCAGAAACTCCAGAAGATTTCCAACAAGAGTTTGGTCAGATTTATTCAAGGACTGATTTCTCTGGTGGTTCTGGATTAGATAAAGCACATAAAAGAAATGCTAGTGAAATGGATTTCTCTAGGTTTTGGGATAGTAATGGTATTGATGTTTTTAGTGGTAAAGCTGTAGGACAGGAATATAAAGTATCTTTACTTAATTCAACAGAGGAAGTTACTACTTCTTCTGAAACAAATCTTTATGCACAACAATTAGATGGAACAATATTTTATGCTGATGGTGCTGTTCTTAAAAAGATAACTACTCCATTAACAGGTAGTACAAGTACAGATGGTACACCAAGTGCAGGTAATGATATTACTGGATTAGCTATTATGGGTAATCAGTTATTCATTGTAGCTAATGGTGTTGTCTATCAGAGAACAGGTGCAGGTACTTATGGAAGTTATAACTCTGATAATACTTACAGTAGATTATGGTCTGCTAAAGGTAGATTAATTGCATCAGATACATCTGGAGTTCTTTATGAAATAGAACCATCTTCTGGAACAGCAGGAGCTGATAATACTATTCACTCACTTAGGAATGGTAGAAGTTGGACAGATGTCTGTGATGCAGGTGCAGTTGTACTAGCTACAGCAGATGATGGATATATATATTCTTTAGCTGATGAGAGTTCTAACTTAACTCTTAAAGGTCAAACCTTTATTGAAGGTGAAGTACCTAACGCAATAGATGCAGCACAAGGTTTAATATTTTATGGTACTTATGAAAACACTGCTAGTGGAAAGATTGGAAGATTATATAGAGCAGAGATTACTAATGCTAATAGTTTGTATGTATTGGTTAATGCACAGTTAATTAAACAATGGGGTGATGGTACAACTACTTTGGACCAAGCACCTTACAGTATTATTTCAACAAGAGATAGTATCTATACAGGTATAAAAGATACAGCATCTAAGACTAACTTATGGAGATACTACTTACCTACTGGTGGAATAGCTAGAGATTTAGAATTTGCAGAAGGTGGAATAGTAAAAGGTCTTACAGTATTTTCTGATAAGTTATTTGCAACTGTAAGTGGTGGTGGAATATACAGAGAAACTTCTAACTATGTTTCTTCTGGTTACATCATTACAGCATTAGGAGATTTCTTTACATCAGAAAAGAAACAGTGGGTTGGAGCTAAATTAAATACACAATCAGTAAGTTCAGGAAGTGTCAAGTTATCTACTTCAACTATTGCTGCAGATATTAGTAATCCTTCAGCAACTACTTGGGCAGAACAAGTAAACATTAATTCTGGTACAGGTGGTGAAGAAGAAGTTATGACTTTGGTTAGTGGTAGATGGATTGCAGGAAAAATAGATATAACAACAGATGACCAAACACAATCTCCTGGACTACTTTCATTTGCTATTAGAGGTTTCCAGTTGGTTAATGACTTGGTTGTAGATATACCAGTTAATATATCAGACCAAATAGAAAGACCATTTAGAAAAAGAATTAAGGTTAATGGACAAGGTGAGTTGGTATATCAAGCACTTAGAAACAAAGAAGGAAAGAATGTTCAATTAGAGATATACAGACCAGATACATTATTAAGAGGTATAATAGAAAATGTTAGCAGTCCTATTGAAGAAATATCTCCAAGAGGTTCTGTAACAACTTATTGTCTAGTAAGATTTAGAGGTAGTAAGGTAATACAAATATCTACTGCTGGAGAAGGGTTAGGTATAGCATTACTAGGAACTGGAAGATTAGGATAGAATGACAGCACAAGAAACGAAGCTATTTAACGCATTTGAAACAACGCTAACAGCTACTGCTGGAGCTTCAGACTTAACATTTACAGTAAACTCTGTAACAGATTCTTATGGAACTACTCTTGCTGCTAATGTTTATCTTGTTTTAAATCCAGATAGTTCTACAAATAGAGAAGTAATAGAAGTTACTTCAGTAAATTCAGGTACAAAGACTTTAACTTGTAGTGCTATTGGTAAAAGATATTTAGCAGGTTCAGCAGCAACATCAGGATTATCACACGCTTCAGGTTCTGTTGTCAGAATGTCGCCATTACAACAACACATAGAAGATTTAAATGACAGAGTAGATACCATAATTAATGAAGCTGGTACAGCAGTTAATACTTCCTTATTCTTAGATGAAGATGATATGTCCACAGATTCTGCTACTAAAGGTGTAACACAGCAATCAGTTAAGGCTTATGTAGATGCACAAGTAACAGCACAAGACTTAGATTTAATATCTGATTCAGGCACAATAGATATAGACTTAGATTCTGAATCACTAACAGTATCAGGTGGAGAAGGTATTGATACATCTGCTACAGGAACAACATTAACTATTGCAGGAGAAGATGCTTCAACTTCTAATAAAGGTATAGCAAGTTTCTCATCAGATAACTTTTCAGTTTCCTCTGGTGATGTAACTATTAAAGCTGGTGGTGTAGATTTAACAGCAGAAGTAACAGGAACATTACCTGTAGCTAATGGTGGTACAGGTGCTACTGCTTTTGATGACAAAGCTGTAATAATTACACAAGATACAGGAACAGATACTTTAGCTGCTGCAGTAATGGATGCAAATGGTGAATTACTTATAGGTGGTACATCTGGTCCAGCAGTTGCAACATTAACAGCAGGTTCAAATATAACAATAACAAACTCTGATGGTGGAATAAGTATTGCTGCAACAGATACAAATACAACTTACACAGCAGGTGATGGTCTTGATTTATCTGGTACAGAATTTAGTACAGACTTAAAATCTAATGGTGGTCTTGTAATAGAATCTACAGAACTAGCAGTAGATTTAGGTGCTAGTTCAATAACAGGAACATTAGATGAAACTGATGGTGGTACTGGGCTTACAGGTTATACAGCAGGAGATGTAATTTATGCTTCTGGTACTGATACTCTTGCTAAGTTAGCAAAGGGTTCTGCTGGTCAAGTATTAAAAATGAACTCTGGAGCAACAGCTCCTGAATGGGGTTCTGATGCTTCACAAACATATACAGCAGGAGATGGTTTAGATTTAAATACAGCAGAGTTTAGTGTGGACCTCAAATCAAATGGTGGTTTGGTAATTGAATCAACTGAAGTTGCTGTTGATTTAGGTGCTTCATCAATCACTGGTACATTAGCAGTTGGTGATGGTGGTACAGGACAAACAACATATACAAATGGTCAATTACTTATAGGTAACACAACAGGTAATACATTAGCTAAAGCTACTTTAACTGCTGGTTCTAATGTTTCTATTACTAATGGTACAGGTTCTATTACTATCGCAGCTACCGATACTAATACAACTTATACTGCTGGTGATGGATTAGATTTATCAAGCACAGAGTTTAGTGCTGACCTTAAAGCTGATGGTGGATTAGTTATAGAATCTACAGAAATGGCTGTTGATTTAGGAGCTTCCTCTATTACAGGTACTCTTGATGAAACAGATGGTGGAACAGGTTTAACAAGCTACGCTGCTGGAGATATTCTATATGCTAGTGGTTCTAATACCTTAGCTAAACTAACTAAAGGTTCTGCTGGTGAAGCGTTGAAGATGAACTCTGGTGGTACTGCTCCAGAATGGGGTTCAGTAGGTTCAGCATCTTCATTATCTGATGGAGATAGCTCTTTAGAACTTGCAGATGGTCTGGATAATGGTTTAACTTTTGAATTAGATGGAACATCAGCTTCAGATACAATGGCTACCTGGAATAGAGCAGGTGTTGCATTAACAACAATGGGTGGAATATTTACTCATCATCAAACACAGGCAGCTACTTATACAGTTGCAGCTAACACAGGTTCAGTATTAGCAGGTCCAATAACAATCACAGGTACAGTAACTAATAATGGCACTATGGTTGTTGTATGACAGAGGTAAAAGTAAACACAATCATTCTTTCATCAGGTAATAATATTTCAATAGATGTGCCTTTAAATTTAAAATCATATACAACTACAGCAAGAAATTCTTTAACAAGTGCAGCTGGAGATATAATATATAATACAACAGACAGCAAAGCACAGTTTTATAATGGAAGTAGTTGGAGTGATTTATAATGTCGCAGTTAGAAGTAAACTCAATAGACAAATATTCAGGTAATAATCTTTTAGTAGGTAGTCCTTTAAATTTAAAGTCATATACTACAACACAAATGAACGCACTCACAGCTGTAGCTGGAGATATGATTTACAATACTACAACAGGTTCACCTCATTTTTATAATGGTTCATCTTGGCAAGAATCTTGGAATAAACCAGCTTTAACAGTTAATTATTTAGTAGTTGCTGGTGGAGGTGGTGGAGGTGGTACTGGCTCATCAGTAAGCGACCAAGCCTGTGGAGGTGGTGGAGCAGGTGGACTTCGTTCAACTGTCGGTAATACAGGTGGTGGAGGTTCTTTAGAAAGTGCATTAACTTTAGTAGCTGGAACAGATTATACAGTAACAGTAGGTGCTGGTGGTTCTGCTAATGGTCAAGGTAGTGATTCTGTATTTAGTTCAATAACTTCTGCTGGTGGTGCTAGAGGTGAACAATATGGTCAAAATGGCGACACTGGTGGTTCTGGTGGTGGAGGTGGTGGAACTGACTCTGGTGGTGCAGGTACTGGTGGTTCAGGTACAGCTAATCAAGGTTATGATGGTGGTGCAGGTAATGTAGCTTACGCTTCAAGTTCTGGTGGAGGTGGTGGTGGTGCTGGAGTTGCAGGTGGTACTGCTGTATCAACTGGTGGTGGTACAGGTGGTAATGGTGTAATTTGTAATATAATAAGTTCATCTCAAGCAACAACTGCTTCAGTTGGAGAAGTTGTTAGTTCAGATGTTTATTATGCTGGTGGTGGAGCAGGTGGACACGACCCTAGAGGTACAAGTAAAGTAGCTAAATCTGGTGGTACAGGTGGTGGAGCTGATAGCCAAGCTGGTACTGCTGCTGGTGTTGCAGGAACTGTTAATACTGGTGGTGGTGGTTCTGGTCCTGGCTCTGTAAGTAATGGTACTGGTGGTACTGGTGGTAAAGGAATTGTAATACTTAAATATCCAGATGCTTACACTATTACAGTTCCAGGTGCATTAACAAGTACAACAGTAACTACTACTGGTTACAAAATGACTATTTTTACAAATGGAACAGGAGATGTGAGCTTCGCATAATGAGTACATTAAAAACAAACACAATATCAACAAATGATGCTAACAATGTAGCATTAAGTAATCAATTAAATTTAAAATCTTATACAACAACTGCTAGAGATGCTTTAACTTCTGTTGCTGGTGATTTGGTATATAATACTTCTACCTCAAAAGTTCAAGTTTACACTGGTTCAGCTTGGGAAAATTTAGGTGTTACTACTTTTACAATGGACTACCTAATTATTGGTGCAGGTGGTGGTGGAGGTTCTTACTATGGTGGTGGAGGAGGAGCAGGTGCTTATCGTGCTTCTTATAACTCTGAAGCATCTGGAGGTGGTGGTTCTAGTGAAACAGCATTAACTTTAACAAAAGGTATAAATTATTTAGTTTCTATAGGTGCTGGTGGTGCAGGTAAATCTGGTAATAATCAAAGTGATGGTAAACAAGGTTTTCCTACAATCTTTTCAACTATTCATTCTATTGGTGGAGGATTTGGTGGTAGAGGTCAAGGTGGAGATGGTGGCTCTGGTGGTGGAGGTGGTGTTTCTGGAGGTTCAAATCCTGGTGGTTCAGGTACAGCTAATAGAGGTTATGATGGTGGCGATAATGCTAGTGGTTCACCCTATCCAACTGGTGGTGGAGGTGGTGCAGGAGCTGTTGGAGCAGATGGTTCTGGAGGTAGCTCTGGTGCTGGAGGTACAGGTGTTGCTTCTACAATCACAGGTTCTAGTGTAACTAGAGCTGGTGGAGGTGGAGGTGGCGGTGCTGGTGGTGGTGGTTCATCTGGTGAAGCTGGAGGCTCTGGTGGTACTGGTGGTGGAGGAGCTGGTGGCTCTAACGCAGCAGGAACTGCAGGAACTGCTAACACTGGTAGTGGTGGCGGTGGTGGTGATGGAGGTCAAGGTGGTACTGGTGGTTCAGGAGTAGTAATACTTCGTTGGACAACTGCTAATGCTACTATTGGTGGCACTAGAACAGGACTTACAGATGGTGGTGTACAGACAGATGGTTCAGATTCATATATAATTTTTACAGCAGGTGAAGGAGTAATCACATTTAGTTGATATAATAGGAGAGATATGGCACATTACGCATTTATAAATAGCAACAACATAGTAACAGAGGTAATCACAGGTGTTGATGAAGATAAAACTGATAACTTACCTGATGGATTTGATTCTTGGGAAGCCTGGTATGCAGATTTCAGAGGTCAGACCTGTAAAAGAACTTCTTACAATACAATAAATAACGCACATACTGATGGAGGAACTGCTTTTAGAGGTAACTATGCTGGTATTGGATATACTTATGATGCAGAAAATGATGTATTTATTCCAGAAAAACCTTATAGTAAATGGGTACTAGATGAATCTACTTGGTCTTGGAAAGCACCAACTGATATGCCAGATGATGGTAAGTTATATATTTGGAATGATAACAAAGGTGAATGGGAAGAAGTAACTGAATAATGTCTAGCGAAATAAAGGTAGATACTATATCAGAAAAGACATCAACAAATGGTGTAGTCATTGATGGTGTTACATTAAAAGACAGTAAAATTGGTGGAACAATAACGATACCTGGTTCTACTGGAACTATGGCTTTGACTTCAGATATTAGTAGTGGAGGACTTGTTCATCTAAGCACAGATACTTTTACAACAGCTTCCTCTTTTACTAAAGATAGTATATTTAGTGCCACTTATGATTACTACAATATTGTGGGTTCTGTAGGTGCTACTAATAATGCAAATGGTACTGTTACATTTCTTTTAAGAGGAAGTGCTAGTGATGTAACTTCAAATTATCAAGGTTTAAGGAACTATGCTAATATAGGTTCTGCTGCTTCTTCTGGTGGTACAACTACAGGAACAGGTAGTTGGTATGTAGCTGATGCTGGTGGTTCTGATGCTGATAGAATGGCATTTGATATAATGCTTTATAAACCTTTTGTGGCAGTAGATACTAGGTATGCTTGTAATGGGATGGGTCCTTATGCAAGTGCTTGGTATTATCAACAATCTTATGGTTATAATAGTAATGATACCTCTTATGATGGGTTTAAATTAAATTATAGTGGAACAGAATTTACTGGTTCAGTTTCAATTTTTGGATTAGTAAAGAGTTAATATGGCAAAATCAGATTACATAGCAGAAGCAACTACAGAAATAAATAATGCTAAACCAATCAAGCAATGGATTAATGGTGAAATGAAAGAATTAACAGACACCGAATATGATTTAAAAATAGACCAGTTAGCAATTAAAAAAGATTTAGATGCCTCAGAAGGTTACAAAGAAAAAAGAGCTGCTGAATATCCATCAATACCAGACCAGCTTGATGACATCTACCATAATGGAATAGATGCTTGGAAAGAAACTATTAAAGCAACTAAGGACAAATACCCAAAGCCTAGCTAGTCTTTCATTATGAAAGTATGGATTGACCAAGACCTTTGTACTGGTGATGGTATATGTCAAGAAATATCCCCAGATGTATTCATTGGTTTAGATGATGGATTATTTTATGTTAAAGATGGAGATAAAATCTACGCTGAATCAGAAGGTAATGAAGAAGGTGCAAGAGGTTTAGCTACAGTTCCTAAAGGTGAAGAACCTGCAGTAATAGAATCAGCAGAGGAATGCCCTGGCGAGTGCATAATGATAGAGCCTTGAAATCCTTAATCATATGATACAATCGTATCTATGGATTATTTTATAGGATTTTTAATAGGTTACTATGCTCGTATATTTTTTAATTGGTTAAAAACATTAGCTGATAACAAAATCATAGATGAATATGAATGGGATTGGCTATCTACTGATGAGCAATAATAACGGATATACAAATAAAGAAATGCTCCATCTTATTAGAGTGGAGGTACAAGATTTGCATAAAAGAATAGATTATTTACACGAAAAAATAAATAAAACTCCATCAAGACAAGAGATTATTGGGTGGTTAGTAGCAATATCTTCTACTGCTGCACTCTTAAATACTTTAATGTGATTTAAAATAGATTATATGAAAGCTCAAGTTAATCTCGGACAAATATTACAAGGTGGTTTAGCTGCTTTAGTTGGTTGGTTATTCAAAACAGTTAATGATTTACAGCAAGAAGTAGCAACATTAAAGGCACAAGTTGCTGCGTACCAAGATAGTATTGGTGGATTTAACCAGAACCTAATAATCATAGAAGAAGTTATTAGAGAAATTTTATTTAAGGTAGGTGGCTAATGGATTGCTGTGGCAGTTGCAACTGTGGTGGTAGATGAAGTTTTACTACGGAGTAGAAATACTTAGAGTAGTTGATGGAGATACAGTAGATGTCAGAATTGATTTGGGTTTTGATGTGTGGCATAAATGTCGTGTACGACTTATGGGTATCAATGCTCCTGAATCACGAACAAGAGATAAAGAGGAGAAGGTCAGAGGGTTGGCTGCTAAGGAATGGTTATCTAAAGAGTTCTATGATGCAGTAGACCCTATAGAATTACAATCACACGGCAAAGGTAAGTTTGGAAGAATACTTGGTGAGTTCTTTATTAATGGTAAAAACATAAATCAATTAATGGTAGATAATGGACACGCTGTGGAATACTTCGGTGGAAAAAGGTAATGAGATGCTCCACAGATTTAATAAATTTTTTCGTTTATCAATAGTCCTATTATTATTATCACCAGTTCCAGTTTATGCAGAAGAAACTACAGTAACTGAGGGTTTTGATAACCAAGAACTTAACGAAGATATTACTTTCGTTTATGGTGGTAACGATACTGCTGTTTCTGCCGAAACTGATTGCGACAATAGCCAAGCTCCTGGAAGTATCAACATTGAGGATATGGATTGCCACGGAGGAAATCCATATTTTGGAAGTGATAGATACCAGTTGGGATTACGCAGTTCAACAGATGCACTTACTATTGCATTCCCTAATTCAGAAACTAAACCAGTTACTGAAGTAGGTTTTATATCAATGGCTGTAGATGAAGCTAATACAGGAACTATATATTATGATGATTCAACTTCAGCAACATTTAATATTGCAACTAATGATGGCAATAATCCTAATCAAGTTACCTTAGCTGCACCAACAGGAACAACTATTAATGAAATAATAATACTTGGAGCTTCAGATAACTTAGGTGATTGGTGGTTAATAGATAATATTTATTATAAATATACTGCACCAACTCCTACTACTACCACTACAAGTACAACAACTACTACGACTACAACAACTACAACAACAACTACAATTCCACCACCACCTCCTGCTCCACCTGAACCACCTCCACCACCACCTCCACCTCCTGTAATTACAGTTATATTAGATGATGGAACTGAAGCAGAATATGAGGAATACGAAGTTGAAGATGGTACAGTAGAACGAGATAACGAAAGAAGAAAGAATGAAGAGCTTTATGGTTGTTATATTACTGATATTGCTTTGGAACGTGGTGATTGCGATATACCTGAAGAAGTTATAGAAGATGATATTTATGAAGAAGAGATATATGAAGAAGAATACGAAGAAGAATACGAAGAAGGAGAAGAGCTTCTTGATGATGTCACTGTGGTACTTGAAATGGCAGATGATGATGAACTTGAAGAACTTGAAGTCATTGAACTTACTGAAGAAGAGATACTTGCTCTTGAAAAGGAGATGGAGATTGAAGCTAAGGAACTTGAACTTCTTGAAGAGTCTGAAGAGATGTTGGAAGAACTTGGTTTATTACTTACCGAAGAAGAATATGAAGAACTTACTGAAGAAGAAATCTTTGAATTAGAAAAAGAACTAGAAGAATATGTAGAAGTAATCCTTGAGATTGAAGAATACATAGATGATATAGAAGTATTTGAAACAGAAATAATTATTATTGAAGAAGATATAGACCTAATAGATATATTTATTGCTAATGATTTATTCCCACCTGACCCTGAAGATGTACTAAAAGATTTAGAATCTGTACAAGATGAACTAACAGAAGAAGAAGTTATAATTGTTGAAGAAATTATTGAAGAAATAATAAAGGAAGAAGATGAAGTCTTTGAAATATTTGAAATCTTTGAAGAACCAGATGATGAAGAAGTACTTACTGAAGAGATGGTTGAGGAAGAAGTTGCAGAGCTAGAAGAAGTTATAGAAGATATTATTGTTATTGATATACCTGAAGCTACTGAAGAAGAGATAGAAGATTTTACAGAAGAGGAGTTAGTTGAGTATGAAGAAGCTAAAGAAGAAGCAATACAAGAGTATGTACAAGAGCTTGAAACCGAAGAAGTCATAGAAGTTATAGAAGAAGTTAATGACATTGGTGTACAGAATTTATCTGAAGCAACAGAGGAAGTACAAGAGATAGTCCAGGCTGTAGTTGAAGAAGCTATTGAAGATATAGAAGAACTTACTGAAGAACAAGTTGAAGTTGTTGCTGAAGTATTACAAGTAGAAGCAGAAGATGTTGAGATTATTGCTGAAGCTGTTAAGGATGATGAGATAGTAGCTGAAGCAGTAGAGGAATATGTTGAAAGAGCTGTAGAAAATAAAGATGTAGAGAACTATACACTTGCTGATGTTGTTACAGAGGTACAGTATGAGGAGTTCTTAGAGAATCCAATAGAAACTTTTGTGGACTTTGATAACTTAGAAGAAATAACTATTGCAAACATTGGTGATGATATGACATCAGACCAGAAAGAAAAAGCACAAGAGGTAGTAGTTCCTGTAATTTTGACTAGAATAGCTAGTATGGCTGCGTTTGTATTTAGGAGAAGTTAATGTTTAAGAAGCTATGGTCTTGGTTTATTGAAGCGATTAAAGAAACTTTAAATCTTAGTTGGACCTTAGTAGGTTTAGTTATTGCTACGCTTACATTGACAGGTTCAGCTCAACAGGTTACAGGTCTTGCGACTTTAATTACATTAGTTATATGGCTACTTACCATAGGATTTAGAAAGTAATGTGGTTTGATACGCCTTTGTTAGATGACATTGATGATGAAATAAAATCATCTTGTTGTACAACAATAAAAAATAATCAAGGTACTTATGTTACAATTTGTAACAGCAAGTACGGACACAGATAGGAGATACAATGAAACTGCAAGTAGTAAGAACACAATTCGGTAAAGATGCAACTAATGGTTTGTTATTTATTGATGGTGTGTTTGAGTGTTATACATTAGAGGACCAGTACCAAGCAGTAAAAGTAATGCACGAAACTTGCATACCTGAAGGTACATATGATATTAAGTTTAGAAAGACAGGTGGATTCCACGCTAAGTATTCAGCTAGATATAAGAATGCACATTATGGTATGTTACATTTACAAGATGTACCTGGCTTTACATATATCTTAATTCATACAGGTAATACAGATGAGCATACATCAGGTTGTCTAATCGTAGGAGAAACACAACAAGATTTAGATATAAACTTTAATGGTATGGTCGGAAGTTCAGCTGTAGCGTACAAGAAAATGTATGCGAAGGTGGCGAATCAATTACTACAAGGTAAGAAAGTTACCATAGAATATAGCAAGATAGACTTAGATGGTAAGGAATTAAGTAACACTGCTAGTCCAGATTTAATTAAACCAGACAGTGTTTATGAGAAACTCCAAGAGATAAGTGGGGAGATTCAAGTACTCTCTGCTAAACTTGATGGAAAGGACATAGTATAATGTTTGAGAAACTAAAAAGAGCAAGAAACCAAGATGGTACATTTAAGAAAGATGTTTGGTGGACACCTTGGTCTGATTCGTGGGAGTATACATTGAGTGAAGACCTCAAAGATATGCTTGAAAGAACTGCGTGGACCTTTATTGAAGCATTTATAGGTGCATTAACAGTTGCTCCATTAGTTGGTGTAGAAGCTGAAACACTTCAGTTAGCTGCATTAGCTGGTGGTGGTGCTGCACTTGCAGTCATCAAGACATACGCAAAGAAACAAATAACTAAGTAGCAGATTTTGTCCTAGCTTATATGTATAATAGCCTTAACAGAAAGGCTGCATATGACAGATGAACTAGGCAATAACTACTATAAGTCTGGTTGGCAACCATCAATAGAGTTTGATGAGAACACTGGCAAAGGTGAGATAACCTATGTTGGTACTGACCCAGACTACAAGAATAAGTACGACTCAATCCTAAAAGGTTGGGGATTTGACCCCAAATATTACAGAATAGAAGGTACAGTTCGTGCTAGTTCTTGGAACACACAGCTTAAGGGTGGTGAAACAACCACCTTTTTTGCATTTAAAGGGATAGTAAAGAGAAAGAATCCTGCATTAGATGAGTACTTTGATGAACTACTCTCATTGTTTAAACATAAACCTAAGTTAAAAGATAAAAAGTATGGTGGTGATACTGCCTTTATATGGACAATGGCTGACTGGCAGTTAGGTAAGGCTGACTATGGCGTTGAGAATACTATTAAACGCTACGAGGAAGCTCTTATAGCAGGGGTAAATCAGATTAAGGCACTGCGTAAGGGTGGAACTAATATAGATGAGGTATATTTATTAGGATTAGGTGACCTCACTGAGAATTGTGACCAGAGTTTCTACTCTAGTATGCCATTTAATATTGAATTGAATCTATCTCAGCAGTACAGACTAGCAAGACAGTTGATTATGAGAACAGTTGAAGCCTTCTTACCTGTTGTAGATAAGATAACTTTGTGTGGAATAGGTGGTAACCACGGAGAGATGACAAGAAGTGGTAAGGGTCAGGTATTATCAGACAGATTAGACAACTCTGATATGCTGCATTTTGAAGTAGTAAAAGAAATACTTGCACAGAATCCTAGATATAAAAATGTTAAGGTCATATTACCTACAGACTATCACCATCTATTAGAAATTAAAGGTAAAGCTGTGGCTATAACACACGGACATATGACTACAGGTGGTGCAGGTCCAGAGGGTAAGATAATAAAGTGGTGGCAAGGACAGATGTTTGGTTGGTTACCTAGTGGTGCAGCAGAGATATTAATTACTGGTCACTATCACCATCCTAGGGTGTTTAAACAAGGTAAGAGAACCTGGTTCCAATGTCCAAGTATTGATTCAAGCAAAGACTTTACTGCTAGAACTGGTATGTGGAATGAACCAGGGGTTTTAACTCTTACAATATCTAAAGATGGATGGGATAACTATAAAATAGTTTAAGTTATTCTTCTTCTTCTGAAGGTGTAACAACTAACTCTACATTAGCCATTATCCCTAGCAGTTGAACCTTCCCAGCTTTATTAATAATAGAATGTTCTTTAAAGATTGGATGACCACCTGATGTTTCACCATTAGGTAGTGCAATCTCTGGTGTCTTTCTATTTAATAGTTCCTTTAATAGAACTACTGGGTCTGCTTCATTGACTGATAAGTCACTCATAGTTTCTCCTTATAATATTTTCTTTGCATATTGTTCATACAAATATCCTACCTCTTTTAATACTAGGTTGTTGTTTTTAAACTCAGTAGTTTGAGGCATCTCTCTTAGTTCCCAATTAAATGAATAGTTGTTAGCAATCAAATCATTTATATTCCAGGTCAGTATCTTCTTTTGATACTCAGTTAAATAAATAAATTGTTTACCTAATCTCCTTGAAGCATTTAAGTTAGATATATATTTATCTCTCTCTATTATCCAAGGGTTATAAGACCTATCTCTTGATTTGATTTCAATAATGTACATATCATTCTCGCAATCATAAGAAGAGAATTGGTCCTCTGCTTCTTTCAGCTCATCCATAAATGGGAACATAATATTTAATGTTCTAATAATATTTTCTTGTGTCATTAGAATATCTCATCTTGTAAATCTTGATACTTCTTCTGCTCATCTACCTTCCGTATCAGAGCGTGACAAGTAGTCCAAGTATATCCAACACCACTATCATTAACTAATTTAAATCGTTGTCCACAAAATAAATTACCCTCAGTATCTGTGTAGTTTATGGTGTTGCTTTTACATAAACTAGGTGCTTTATGTTTCCTATCAGGTTCAGGTACAACATCAAAGTTATAGTCAGGAAATTTTTTCTTAATTCGCCTGACTAATTTCTTAATGTTTTTACTGTTACCTGCTTTTTCTAAAGCCATTCTCCTGGTGCTTCTTTATCTGCATCAGGACTACTGATGTACCAACCTCTACCACAACCATTGTTGTTCTTGAAGTTACTACAAGAGAAGTCAGGAATCCTACTCAAAGGACTATCCTTTGGAGCTTCAGCTTTCTTACTTCTATTATCCTCCATCCACATATCAGTAGCACAGTCAGGACAATAAGGAGTAGAACTTACTACTAATATATCTTCAGAAGGGTCATCACCCTCATCTTTAGCAGCATCCATTAGACTACCTACTTCATCTAAGAAAGTATTGATGTCCTCATCAGACCAGTCATTAACTTTCTTTGACATACCTTTGTCCATAAGGTTAGCCCAAGCCTTATCTTTGTATGTCTTTCTTAGGTCAGCATCAGGAATCATTACTTCCATTTGTTGATTGAGCACCTGTGATTGTGTCTTTTCTGTGACCATATCACTAGCTATATCTTCCATCTTTTTTATTTCTTCTTGAGATAATTTAGCTGGTTGTTTCTTTTCTACTTTGATGTTATCACTAGCTTGTGCGTAGTGTTCCTCTTCAGTAGTACCACCAGTCCATAGCTCAAGCCCAATGCCTAATCTCATACAGCATCTCTTGATACCATCTGATACAGCTAACTTGAGTATCTCTGATTCAGTTATGTTTCTTTTAAGTGCATTAGTATCTACATCACCAACCTCTTCAATGGTTTGTTCTGAATCTTTTATGTATAACTTACACTTTGCACCAACGATAGAGTTGTCTTTATCTCTAACAATTTCATATGTGAAATCATATCCACCTGGTATCACATCAACCAAGCGTTGTGTGTATAGGTGGTGTGGTACATAATCTCCGAACTTACCTTTAGGTGCAGGTTTAACTACGCTCTTAGGAAAGTCTTTGATTAATTTTTTATGAGTTTCTTTGTTCATAATTTTCCTCTACTATAATAAAAAGAACAGTATGTTTTTCTTTATTCATATTGTTTCCTTTCTGAGATAGGAATAGCCTCTAGCAATAGAGGCTATCTTATCTACTATCATTACTATCTAGTATCTGATAAATTCTTTGTCTTGATATATCAAGTACCTTAGCCATATCAGTTAGTGATACGCCTTTATCTTTACCAGATTTAATTAGATTAATTCTCTTATCTTTAAGGGAATTAACTAAATCTTGTGCTTCTTTAATTAGATATGCTACATTATGCAATTCCTCTAAGACAATTTTCTTAGTGTCTAGGGTATTCATAAGAGCATTAGCTTCTTCGTTCATATATTTCCTTTACTTTGTTGTTATGTTGTCGCTACTATCGTTAGCGAACTGTTGTCGTATATAACTGTCGTGGGTCTAAGTAGTCGCCACTATCGTTATCAATAATAGATACAACATTATGCCCAGATGTTCTGAGTTCTGCAAACTTTTGCGTTGCCTCTACTATCGTTTGAGTTTTGTCACCATCAAACTGGTACACATCAGTACCACCATAGATGTTGTGACACTCAATTCTTATTGACATACAACCTCTCTGTTGCTTACTGTCATTGTAATATACATTTACATTTGTGTAAATGTTTCTACATATTAATCAGCCCACTGGTTTAAACAATGAGCTGTTTAATATCTACCACCATTCAATAATTAACCAACCCTCTTTACTACATAGTTTAAAGACATCTCTAAGTGCTGTTACTTCTTCAAGTGTTACACCATATTGATAGTTAAACTTTGCTTTAGGAACTTTTTTATTCTCTTCAATAAAGTCAGTCAGTAGTTGAACACACTCGTCCATTTCCTCTATACCCATTTCACTTGTGTTGTATAAAGAATAAGATGTGATTTGTTCAAACAAATTATCGTATACTTTCCCTCTAAAAGACCAGCTATCATCAGTCATAAAACCAAAGGTAAGAGGTTTCAAAGCCTTAGTTAATCTGTCATCTTTTACAGGTGTTCTTTGATAAATTAAATTATCAAGACCCATATCATTTCCTTTCTAATACTTATACCTTATAAGTATCTATCAGCTCACTGCTACATCTGTCCTGTTTAAACAATGAGCTGTTAGATATTTACATTTTAGAAATAGAGTGTGACATTAATTGAGAAACCAACAAGAACTCTTGATGCTTCTTCAATCTTCCTCTAACACATTAAACAAACGCATTAGATACAAGTCATCTTCTCTCTCTTTCCTTATATCTCTCTGAGTTTTATACCCAGAATATTTTTTCAGCCCTGCTATGAGTAACCCATAGGCTACACATAAAGATAAGAAGTCCATTATTTAACTGACATTTTCTTCCTGACTTAGGAAGATATTGAAATAAATATTATTAACAATAGATATATATTCTGTATGTTCATACTTACTTATATCAATTTCACTAACAAGATTTCTGAAATGGATTACTTGGTCTTGTAACAATTTATAAAATGTTACAACTTCCTCGTAAGATAAGTCGTGATAGTCATACTCTTTCATACAACCTCCTCCACAAGTACTACTTCTCTGTCAAGTAGCTTGTCCAAATAAGCATTGTCCTTTTCTAAATCGTAGTCATTGATAGCATCTTCTTTCGTTTCTGCTTCAACATACCACCTGTTAGAAATTGTTTCAAATATATAAAATGTTTTCATACAACCTCCTTATCTGCAATATCATATGCTTCATAGATAGAAGTAAAGATATTTTTAATAGGCAAATCAAACTGCCTAATCATAAAGACCAACATCTTTTCTTCTGTTGATAAGTTGTCATCACTAAAGTCCTCATTACTATTCATACTTTCTCCTTTTGATACCAGTGAATAGTGACATAACCTAATTCAAATTCATAAGGGTCATCACTATTTTTTCTTCTTGGTATTTTTTCTATCAACTCATCAATAACTATGTCAGCTTCATCTTGCGAATTTGCTATGACATCTTTATCAAACTCAATCGTATAGTAATATCTATTCATATTCTTCCACCTTCCTGTACGAATGGGGATAGAGAATAGATAGAAGGTCTGTGACCAGTAAAGATAACTTCTGTGTTTGCCTCTACTAGCGTGTCAACAGAATGTACTGCCTCATCTAGCGTTACATCACTATCAAAGTAAAAGTCCACACTTAAAATGTTTTCATCTACTTTCATACTCTCATCTACAAATTCATAGACTTCGTATTCTTTTTCTGTATTCATAATTTCCTTTCATTGATTGCACCTACTTGTTTAAACAAATAGATAGCTTGTAACACACAAGACTTTAATGTCCTACTTCCCATTGGGCAAGGGCTTGAATTATGTGCTACAAGCTACCTACTTTCAGGCACTAGGTTTCAACAGGGCAATAGTATTACCTAGCTCTTACTTATAGATAGCTCACTGCCTACAGCTTTGGTTACTTGCTATTGCTAGTTCGTAGTGTCATACCAACAGACACAACCATAGACAGTGAGCTACCCACAATGGGGTAGCTGTTTAAACAACTAATCTAATTTAGATTGTTGTTTAAGTAATATATCAATTAACTTAGTTAGCTCTGTCTTGACTTTCTTTGTAGTAAACTCACCACTTCTATTTCGTAGTTCCTCTACTGCATCATCAACATCAGACATATTAGCATCAACACTGTTGATGTAGTCTTTAGCATAATCTACTTTAGAATATGCTTCATCTACCTCGTACTGTGCATCACTAACACCAGTTTTAATCTGGTCAATAGCGTGTTCTAAGTTATTAAACAACTCATCAAGAGTTGTCATATCTTTTTCTTCTGACATATCTTTCCTTTCTTTATCGCTACAATAAGTAGCATTGAGTACTCGCTGTTTAAACAAGTACTCTATGCTAGTTACTCACTAACCATATCTTTTCTTTGAGCCATTAGGTAAACCATTATCAGTTGGCTTAGCCAACCCACGATAGTTCCCACCTTTTTTACTCTTGGTTTTTCTTCTTTCGTGTCTGTTTACCATTCGTAATATCCATCAGGTACATCAGTTGATATCCACTCGCTACCATCTTCAGTAGTATGTGAATGTTCAAAGTTCCCTCTGTCATCAACAGGTTTCAGGTCAGTGTAAGAATTTTGTACACGCCAACCACAATGGTTAAGCCTTATGTTATACATATTCTCACCACCATTCTTTGTGTACTCTTCAATCTTTTCTTGTGCTTCCTCTTCAGAGTTAGCCTCAACATAGACTTCACTTTCCTGTGTGTATTTTAGATAATATAAATTACTCATTGTACCTCACCTACACAGACTTCCTTGTGGAATTTTTCATTAGCTTTTTGTTCAGCTTTAAAGTCATATACTTTTCCATAGTAATGGTTAAACATAGACCCATTCAACGCATACTCTTCATCGCATATCTCACAGCAGTGAGGCTCTACACGAGTAGCATATGGCTCATCCCACCTTTGACCATCAGGTCTTGGTACACTTTCTTCATCGTAATTACTCATAGTTTCCTTTCGTTATTGGTGTATGTACACCATTGAGAGCATTGAAGAAAGGTATTAACTACAATGCTCTCTAGCTGTGCATACGCATACTTACAATGGGGATTGCCTCTACTAGCGTGTTGAAAATTTCACGCACAACAAATAAAAAAAAAGAAAAAAGTTCTTGTGAAATTTATCACAATCTATTCTTATTTATTCTTATAAGTATTTATCAGGTCACTGTTTAAACAATGACCTGTTAAATAATTACCTGAAGTTTCCTTCAGCTATTATCTCAGTATTAGATTGACAGGCAGGGCAGGAGAAAATTCCTAGCTCACCATTAATAATCTCAGCAACTTTTTTCAAACTTGTTTTCTGTTGTTTGATTGAAGCTGTTGAGCTACGCCAAATATACCCATAGCCCTGCTCTCTGCTTCGGTCTGTACTTGCTGTACATTCTTCAGCATTAAGACAGGCAATCTTAACACCAGTCTTAGGTGCTTTAGTATGCTCTTTCAGTGCTACGTGAGGCACATTACCAATCTTTTTTAATAATGGTTTTACCCATTTATCAAAATCAGGACTAGCTTTTCCATCTTCAGTGTGCCTACCCATATTGGTTGGCTTTCCTGCTAGTTGTAGAAAATCTTTTCCGACCTTCTCAAACTTTCTGGAATGACCAACACTGGCAGGTAGTACAGCGTGTAGTACCTCGTGTATTACTGTTGAGATAATTTCTAGATTATCTGCCTGAGTTTTTGCACTGTAAGTTGGTTTGATAAATATCTGCCTCGTGCCTTTATCATCTAGCTTTTTTATATCGCTATCTTCTGAAAGCATTTGACATACACCAACTACAGTACGCTTAGTACCCTTGGGCATATGACCGAAAGAGATTTGGATTTCATTTTCTTTTTTAACAAAATCTTTAAAGCCTTCATCTTTTAATTTTTTAAATGTTAGCTTAACCCATTCTTCTAGCCAATCTTCTCTAGTACCTTTATAGGTTTTTGTATTACTCATTTGTTTACCTTTCCTTATAGATTTCATTTAGAAATCTTAGATACTCTGCCTAAATGTTTAAACAGGGTATCTAGCATTTCTGATTTAAGAGCCTGAGATTTTTCTGTTAAGGTCAGTAGCCTAATCGCTACTTTTCCAATACAGAGCAACCTCAGGGCTCTCAGCGTGTATTATTTTTTAAATGTGTCAGTAATTCCTATTGATTGCCTGAATTTCTGTTTATCTGAAATACATCTATCGTAAATCATATAAACAAAAAAACTCAGGGTAATCATAAGGCTGAGCCATTCTAAAAAGCTACTCATCAGTTAGCTCAACTTTGTTTAAGTTGCCCTCACCATCTCTGAGTAAAATGTTTGCACCAGATTTTACTAAATCATTTATCTGATTTTTTTCATATCCATAATCAGCTCTGGGTTTTTCTACTATTACTACATCATTAATAAGTTGAGCTTTAGAGCTTCCCCCTACGACATCACCCTGAGCCATACTTTCTGTATTCAGAAATGATAAGCTCATATGGTCGTAGTCATAAGAATTATCTATTGCTTCTTCCTTATTGTTTCCAAAAGAAATAAATTCCTGTGTCATAGTCCTAGTTACTTTATATGCTTTCATAATTGTTTACCTTTCTATAAACTGATACTTGATTTAAGTATCTCTCAACAATCTAAAATTAAATTGCTGAAAGATAATTAATTAAAATTATCTGAAAGGTGACAGTTTTTTTTATACTGTCAGAAACCTCAGCTTCCTCATTGTTTAAACAATGTATCCACTCACCTGATATAGATGTGTGATTTTACAAACAAAAAGGGCGTGTAAAATCTTTTGAGGAGGGTACACCTGACTTGAATACATCTCACCGATTAAGACAATCATTCAGGATTTATAAGCCTTACTACATAAACTAGCAGACTTTACATTCAGTATCAACTCTTATATAAGATTTATTTATTCCTTGTTTAAACAGTCAGGTGGTCGCTCTTTCTTTTACTGTTGATGTATGTACTCAGCCTGTCTTAGTGAGGATGTACTTACCTTGTTTTACTTAGGATGTATCTAGTTATCCTTACCAGTTTAAAGCAACGCACCCTCTCTTGATTTAAAACAATGTACGAGGGTTGTCAGAGTGAGTACATTCTGTATCATTTTATATTTATATATTTTCACCTAGCTGTTTAAACAACTTGTTATTCCTATGTACTAGGTCTGACAGACTGGGTATGTAATGCAAATGTTAATCTGCGTAGGGGGGTCTATATTAAGTATGTACCTATAAAATTAAATGCATCTAATGTACAAATAAACACACTAAATATGTACCACTATATGTAGTATGTTTTAGTTGACTTACTACATCTAGTAGGTGAACTATCACAGTAATACTGATTACTATTGTTTACTTGTTTTAAAGTGTTATCACACTCTTTACATTTCTTCAATATTACTATTTTACTCTTGGTTTTCTCTTTTGGGCGTGAACAGGCATATAGGGTAGTAAGTTTAAAAAATTATTTTTCTGGTGTCCTTGGGTAGCTTACTTGTCTTTCTAGTTGGTCAGGTTTCCCTGGTAAGCCTTTCGTGCTCCTGATGCCCACTTCACCTGTAACACCATACTTATAATTTTTATTTGTCTACTTGAGATAATAACAGAACTTCTGTAGTATACAAGTAACAGATAAATACCCCTTTATCGTGTACATACATATAAGCCCTAGCTAGTTCTAGGGTGCTCAAAATAAAAAATTTTTTTAAGCCTTCGGCTTTTGTAGATTCTCAGGCTTTTTTCTTCCTTTGATTCTTGGAAAGGTTTTTGGTTTATGATTATTACAATGTTTGAATTTGTTATACTTAGAAAGAATTGTGGAACAATCTTTTTGAACACAGGTTCTTCCACTACTATATGTAGTAGAGGGTTTATGATTAGGATATGCTTTTCCTTTGATATAATCACTCATAAGTAATAAGTATAGAAGGAGAAAAGATGCCGAAGGGTAATTACTCATACAAAAAAGGTATGAAGAAAAACAAAAGTAATCGTAGAAAAAAAAGATAATGGCTGAATGGCGTGGAATGAAAGTGAAGTTAAACTCACCTACTCCTATAAGGAAAGGTGAGCCTGGCTATGGAAGAAAAAAATCTAAAGTCTTTGTAATGAAAAATGGGAAAGTCAAGAAAATAATGTTTGGCGACCCTAATATGAAGATAAGAAAAAACAATCCTGGAGCTAGAGCTTCATTTCGTGCTAGACACAAATGTAGTACAGCTAAGGATAAAACAACTGCACGATATTGGTCGTGTAGAGCTTGGTAAAGGAGAAATATGAAATCAAGTGGATCAGTAAGTTGGATGTGGGGTGGCAAACGATACAGTGGTACTTTAATTCCTAGTAGAGAAACAAAGACACATAGATACGCTAGAACGCAAAATGGAAAAATAAAAAGTCTGCCTAAGAAAAAATAATGGCAGAAAGAAAAGTATGTTCCAACCCAGGTTGCGAAAAGAAATTTACAGCTCATCATAATAATAAAAAGTATTGCACTACGAAGTGTTCTAGGAAAGCTCAATACAAAAGCTCAAAGAAAAAGAAAGCTGATAAATTTACAACACAGATGACTATAAGTCGTGGAGAACATTACGAAGAATATATTAAAGACTTTGCAGAGAGTGTTGAAAAAAAACTAATTCAGAAACAAGAGGTAGCTGATCTACTAGGAGTAAGCAAACCAATCATAACTAAGATGCACGAAGCATATCTAGTTGATAGAGAAAACTTAAAACAAGCAGAGGATTGGGAAACCCCAAAAGAAGCTCTTAAAGCATTAAGTAAATTTAAAGATTTTAGAGATAGGTATTTTAAAACTGAAACAGGAGAAAAATACGAAACAGCTGACTTTCATCAAAAATGGATTAATACAATTTTAAAAGCTATAGATGAAGGTGGGGAACAAATGATTCTTTCACCACCACGACACGGCAAAACTGACTTACTTACACATTTCGCTGTTTGGCAGATTTGTAAAAATCCTAATGTAAGGATTATGTGGGTAGGTGGTAATGAGGAGATAGCTAAGAACGCAGTTGGATCTGTAGTAGATCATTTGGAACATAATGAAAAATTAATAGAGGATTTCTGTATTCCTGGTCAAACCTTTAAACCAAAGAATAGATCTGGTAAGTCTTGGACATCAGGACAGTTTACTGTAGGAACAAGAACTGTAACTGGTATTAAATCTCCAACAATGGTTGCTGTAGGTAAAGGTGGAAAGATTCTTTCAAGAGATTGCGATTTGATTATTGCTGATGACATTGAGGACCACGGAACAACTATTCAACCAAGTGCAAGAGAACAGACAAGACAGTGGTGGACAACAACTCTTTCTTCAAGAAAAGAGGAACATACAGCTATTGTTGTTATTGGCTCAAGGCAGCATCCTGAAGATATTTATAACTTTCTTTTAGAAAACCCAGAGATGGAAACAATCGTAGAAGAAGCACATAGTACAGAGTGTGTCTTGCCAGAAAACGATATAGAGTTACACGAAGATTGTATGTTATGGGCAAGTAAGAGAAGTTACAAATGGTTACGCTCTAGGTTACATTCAGCTGAAACCACAGGTGGTAAAGCTATTTTTGAAATGGTGTATTTGAATAAAGCCTTTGTTGATGGAATCACAATGTTTGATGTAGAAGAAATAGATTTATGTAGAGATGTAAACAGAAGTATTGGACACATACCAGCTAACACACAACTTATTGCTGGGCTTGATCCAGCTTCTACTGGTTATCAGGCTTGTTTCTTGTGGGCTGTAAATACTGAAACAGGAAAAATGTATATGGTAGATATAGAAAATCAAGAAGGTGGTGGAGTAATACAAGCAAAAGAAACTATTAAGAAATGGTATGAGAAGTATCATCTAGCTCATTGGGTAATTGAGGAGAACGGATTTCAAAGAGCAATTAGACAAGATAGAGATTTAAAAGACTATACGACAAGAGTAGGTATTTACTTAGAAGGACATCAGACACAGAAAAATAAATTTGATCCTATCTTTGGTGTTGGAAGTATGAGAGAATTGTTCAAGGAACAATTAATTAGTTTGCCTTATGGTAGTGCAGAAAGCGAAACTAAGAGTAATATATATCGTAGACAATTAATTTATTTTTCAACAGGTGCTAGTAGGCAAACTGGAAGAAATAATAAGAGTGATGTTGTTATGGCAAGTTGGTTTCCAATGCGTGTCATAAGGAGATTACAAAAAGAAAGACTAGCTGAAGTAGGGTTAGATTATAAACCTAGCTTTGGAGAATGGGATTTGAGCGAAATAAACGAAGCTCCTTGGAATTAATATGAACGCAAGTGAATTACAAGATAAAATAACGCAGTTACATTACGATAACCAAGATGCCTATGCAACAAGAGGTCGTATTCGTTCCATAATGAATGGTGGTCCTTCAGGAATCCTAGCTTTACTAGGCGACCAGATTAAAGGTTTTCAAGATTGGCAAGTACCAGTTCCTAACTTAATGTCCACAGGACTAGAACATTTAGCACAGAAAATAGGTCGTATTCCAAATTTAAAGATTGATATTCCAAACGATAGAGATTCTGAAAGGTCAAAACAAAAAGCAGAGAAGATGTCAAGAATTATATCTGCTTATGATGAGAACCAAAGACTAGATATACAAATGCCACAAGTTGGTAGATGGCTACCTGGTTATGGTTTTGCTGTTTGGGTTATTAAAGAAAAAAAAGATTCTAATGGAGTTCCTTATCCTTGTGCAGAGTTAAGAGATCCATACAACTGTTTTCCTGGTTATTTTGGTGCAGACCAACAACCAAAGGAAATGTCTATAGTTCGTAGAGTTCCAAAATATGCACTTGCTAAAGTTTATCCAAATTTTAAAAAACAAATTTATGACAAAGATATGGGTACTGGACTATCTATTGGTAGTGGTTCAGCTTCACCTTATACAGATTCTTATGCAGGTTCTTGGGCTAACTCAAACGGACAAGGAGATTTAATATCTGAATATTATTGTGAAGAAGGAACTTATGTATTCCATATGTCATCTGGTGCAATATTTGATTTTATTCCTAATCCATTATCTAGTGGTCCTGCTTTCGTTGTAGCAAAGAAATTTTCTTTTGACCAGCT